TTACGAAAAGCGTCATAGTAAACCTTAGAATGCCTTCAGAAGATGCATCTGTTCCAGAATATATTATTTTAGAAGACAGTACAGATTTTTCTGTTAACTATGTACTCTTGGATGCAGACGCGGGTTCTCCAAACGCAACAGGATTAATGAAATTCATAACAGAAACTAGTTCAACAAGTACAGGAGCAGCAGGAATTAAATCAAGATTAACTGTTACACCTGGTCCAGGAGATGTCACCGCGAATGATGATTTTGGTTATACACAAACTTTTGAATATTTTAATGACAATATAGATGTTAATTTGACAACTGGATTAGATGTGAATCTGTAGAATGTTTTTTCGGATTCTTTTAGTAATTTTAATGATGGTTTCTTTTTCATCGGTTTCCGCGGCCCAAAAAGAAGTATATAAAACTGAAGATATCTTATTGTTGTTTAAGTCTTGTTATGAAACCATTCATTTTTTAGGTACTACAAAATATAAAAGAAAAAAATATAAATTAACTGAAATAGATGTATCTAAACAATGTTTTTGTATATGTGATAAGGTTAGGAAAAAACATAACCCTAAACAATTTTTAGTAAAATCACCTTTAGAAATACATAATATTATTGCTCCTCTGGCTAATGATTGTTTAAAAGATACTGGACAGTCTTGGTATGATGATGTAGAACCTGATATGGAGAAGAAAGATGACAGTTGATGATCGTATAGATGAAATATTAGAAATTACAAGTTTAGTTCCTACTCCAGAAATGGCGCCTGAGCCTCCTGCGAGGATTATACCTAAAGCTGATGGTAAGGATGATGACATTGATTATAATTATGCCCGTGAAAATTACTACAATCTAATCGAAAGAAACCAAGACGCAGTAGAAGAAATGTTGGAGATTGCTAAACAATCTGAACATCCTCGTGCTTTTGAAGTAGTCGGACAATTAATCAAATCTGGATTAGATGCAAATAAAGAATTAATGTCTCTACATAAAACCAAAAAAGAACTAAGTATTGAAACAAATAGTAGTGTTAATGTTAACAATGCGGTCTTTGTAGGATCTACTGCTGAATTACAAAAACTATTAAAGGCAAAACGTGGCTAGCGAAACATATTTAGGTAATCCAAATCTAAAGAACGTTGGACAAAAAATAGAATGGACAGAAGAGACTCTTACCGAATACATGAAGTGTAAGGAAGACCCCGAATACTTCATAGAGAATTTTGTCAAAATTATTCATGTAGATAAGGGACTTGTACCATTTGATATGTATGATTATCAAAAAGATATGATACATAAGTTCAATGATAATCGTTTTGTAATCTGTAAAATGCCTAGACAAACAGGCAAGTCTACCACGATCATCAGTTTTTTACTTCATTACATCCTGTTCAATGAAAGTGTTAATGTTGCTATCCTTGCTAACAAAGGAGCAGTGGCGAGAGAACTTCTTTCAAGATTACAACTTGCATACGAACATCTACCTAAGTGGTTACAACAAGGTGCGGTTGTATGGAACAAAGGTAATATTGAAGTAGAGAACGGCTCTAAGGTTATCGCCGCAGCAACTTCAAGTTCAGCTGTTCGTGGTAGTTCATTCAATATTATTTTTCTTGATGAGTTTGCTCACGTTCCTCAAAACATAGCCGAACAATTCTTCACTTCTGTTTATCCTACAATTTCTTCTGGTGAATCTACTAAAGTTCTTATTGTTTCAACTCCACTTGGTATGAATATGTTTTACAAAATGTGGATTGAATCGATAGAAAAAAGAAATGATTATGTGCCAATTGAAGTACATTGGTCAGAGATGCCAGGACGTGATGAAAAATGGAAAGAAGAAACAATACGTAATACTTCTGAAGTACAGTTCACTCAAGAGTTTGAATGTGAATTTGTGGGATCAACGTATACATTAATTGCTCCATCAAAACTTAGAACGTTGGTATTTAAGACTCCAATTCATTCTAATAATAATTTAGATGTTTATGAAGAACCAATAAAAAATCATACATATGCATTGATAGCCGATACTGCTCAGGGAAAGGGTTTAGATTATTCTGCATTTAATATATTCGATGTTTCTGAAATGCCCTACAAACAAGTAGCAGTGTTTAGAGATAATACTATTTCTCCTATGTTATATCCAAATATAATTTTCAATGTGGGGAATAAGTATAATCAGGCTCATGTTTTGATTGAGGTAAATGATATTGGTTCTCAAGTCGCTGATACTCTACACTACGATTTAGAGTACGAAAACATAATGATTATTACAATGAGAGGTAGAGCGGGACAACAAATTGGTGGAGGATTTGCAAAGAACATTCAATTAGGGTTAAGAACAAGTAAACAAATCAAAAGAATTGGATGTGCTACTTTAAAAGATTTGATAGAACAAGATCAATTACTCATACCAGATTTTGAAACAATTAGAGAACTTACAACTTTTGCATTAACAAATAATACATATCAGGCAGAAGAAGGTTCACACGATGATCTAGCAATGACTCTTGTTATATTTGGGTGGCTAGTACAACAGAGATATTTTAAGGAGTTAACAAATATGGATATACGAAAGAAAATGTGGGAAGAACAAATGGAAACTTTAGAACAAGATATGTTGCCGTTTGGAATTATAGATGATGGACAAGAAGAGGAAACCTTTAAGGATGATAAGGGTACTGTATGGACGGTGGATGATGACGCTAGGAGATTGTATTATTAAAAAGCATATATAGCTTTAAAAGCATAAATAATTAAAAAGTGTTTACAGGGATAAAGAGAAAATAATGTCAGAAAAAGAAAAAGTTCGAACATATGTTAGTATGAACAAAGATAAATATAATGGTATGAACATGTGCCAGGCAATCCAGAAAATGTTTAATCTCGGAACTCAGTACTTTGACAAGGAATCTTTGGAGGGAGTTAAAGGATTATACACTCTTGATGAATACGCGTCCACCGAAAAGAAAGTGAAACATGAAATATCCTGAAAAAGAACTGGAGTGGATTTGTCCAATGCCAGTTGAGAGATTTACATTACCCAATCATATAGAATTAAATGCAAGAATAAGTGCTAGAGTTTATGAATTGATGCATAGAGATGGTATGGATAGACATCAGGATATTTGTCAGCAATATCTTTATCCGCCTGGTGGGTATCTTAATATATCTCCTAAATCTGATATTCCATTTAAGAACGCCGATAAAAGTGAATTTAAATGTAAATTGATGTTACCTTTCTTAGAATTCCATTCGAACGCGGTTGCCGAAAAAGTTAACGGATCTATATTTGAGGGGGGAGATTATCAACTCTTACTTTGGACAAATATAAATCGTCCAGGCGATGATCTACCGATACATGCCCACCCAGGAAGTGAGATTGCCGGTACTTATTTTGTTCAAATACCAGAAGGAGAATGTGGTAACTGTGTCATATATAATCCCCACTATTTTCCTGCACTACCAGGAGAACCTCTAGCACCTGCCAAAACTGCACCATACGAGGAGAAGGAAGCTATCAAGAATAAAGAGGGCACAATGGTATTTTTTAGACCATTACTTATGCATGATATTAGTAAAAATAATTCTCAAGGAGATAGGATTACCATGTCATTCAATGTAAGATTTATAGATAATGCAGAACATTTAGATTCAATGTATGAATTAGGACAAAATTTTGGCGAGTATGAGGAAGAGAAAGAAGATGGGCTCATTAGAAAAAATAAATCTACATTACCGAATCCAAAAGACCTTTAGTCTAATTCTCCTTATATATAAATGGATCTATATCCGAAAAATTAACTTCAGTAGGTGGATTGTTTATTTCTGTTATTAAATCTTCAATTTTATTAGATAGATCAGGTCTTTCCTTTTTTAATCTGTTTAAAAAACTCAGAGAACCAGTAACTAATTGATCTGGACGGATAGTTAGTCTTTTTCCTATTCTTCTTTTATCAGATACTTCAAGGTGTTTGGGATTTACACAGGATGGATTGAAGCATGTTTGAGTCACTACTTCAGTAGATGTCAGTTCACCCCGTACTCCAGAAATTGATGAGAAATTACCATACATCATAAACGCATATCTACTGGCGGGTATAGTTTGACCCATTACAGAAAACATTCCATGACCTGTTTTATTTTTTGAAGCGAGCCAGATATGACACTCTGTATTTTTTTCAGAACGATCAACTTTTTTAAGAAATCGATCTTTTATTTTTTTACTGTCTATTAATTTATATTTGTCCATACTTCCTTATAAATTTATGATAACACTTAATATTTATGATTTTAGAGAACTGTAAAAAGATAAATAAAAGTAATATGGTAGAAAATTTATAAACCATAATCTTTCAACTTTATCTATAGGAGAGATAAGATGCCTTTTACAATTAGTCCAGGCGTTGTAACCAAAGAAATTGACTTAACAACTATTGTACCTGAAATTTCTATGACAGAAGGTGCTATAGCTGGTCCTTTTAAATGGGGACCCACGTATGATATCGTTACAGTTAGTAATGAATCAGAACTGTCAAGTCGATTTGGTAAACCAAACGCCGCTACATATAAAACATATTTCACTGCCGCAAGTTATCTCGCATATTCGGGAAATCTTAAAGTGGTTCGTGCAAGTGGAACAGATGCAAATAATGCAGCAATGACCACCGCACTACAAGTAAAAAATGATGAACACTATGAGAATACATACGACCCAGATATGGGTGGATCAGCAGTCACCACTGCTGGAGCATTCATTGCAAAATATGCAGGAGATCTCGGAAACAGTTTAAGAGTTTCCATGTGTGGTGCCACAAGAGCAAACACTAATGCAGACGGAACACTCAATAGTAATACAGATATTTCACCTACTTGTACTTCTGCAGTAGTGAGCGGTACTGCTCTTACTGGCGTAGGTACAACTTTTTCGAATGATGTCGCCGTAGGTGATGTTCTCTTTTTCGATTCTAAATATTGTGTAGTTACTACTGTTACATCCAATACAGCTTTAGTTGTAGTAGCTGGTGCAGATATGGCCAATACTGGTGCCTATACTGTGAGAAAAAGATCCGCATTTGGTCAACCAGCATCAGACATGATTGGAACAGTTGCTTGTTCAGCTAATGGAAGCACAATAACAGGAACATCTACAGCACTTGATACTCAATATACTGTAGGTGATCTTATTAAACTTGTTGGTACTGGTGAAGAACGTAAAGTTTCGGCAATTGCTAATTCAACTTCCATGACAGTATCAGTACCTTTTGCACTAGCCGCAGCCGCGAATACTCACTCACGTAGATGGGAATATGCAGACGCATTTGATAGTGAGCCTGTTTCTTCAGCTCATGCCAAACGAAACAGCGGAAACTATGATGAAATTCATATTGCTGTTGTAGATGAAGATGGAGAATTTACTGGAGCAAACAATACTGTAGTGGAATCATATACAGGATCAGTTGCCGCTGGAGCTAAAGGTGAAGACGGACAGAGTATCTATTACAAAGATTTAGTTAATAGAGGTTCAAAGTATCTCCGTTGGATGGATCATCACCCAGATGGTGATGCAGATGTCCTTCTTGGTGGTGGAACAACCGCCTGGGGTGGAGCCGCAACCGGAACATTTAATGGTAAAGGAATTATCGTTTCTGGAAGTCTAACTGGCGGAACTGCAGGAACTGCAGCAACTGCTGGTAATATTCAGACAGCAATGGATAAATTCAAAAATACTGAAGAAGTAGATGTAACACTACTGATGACTGGTGATGCAAACGCAGCAACGGCTATCCATGCAATTAACAACATTGCCGAATATCGTAAAGATTGTGTGGCATTTATTTCACCTACACAAGCAAACGTTGTTAATAACGCAGGAAGCGAAGTTGATGATGTTATAGCATTCCGTAATTCAATGCCAAGTTCTTCATACGCAGTACTTGACTCTGGATGGAAATATATGTACGATAAGTACAATGATGTTTATCGATACATTCCATTGAATGGTGATATCGCCGGATGTTGTGCCTTCACAGATTCAGCACGAGATCCTTTTTGGTCGCCTGCTGGAATCGATAGGGGTAATATTCGTAATGCCATTAAACTTCCTTTTAATCCAAATAAGACACAAAGGGATGATCTTTATAAAAATGGTATTAATCCTGTTACAGCAATGCCGGGAAGTGGAATACTTCTTTTTGGAGATAAAACACTATTAGCAAAACCGAGTGCATTTGATCGTATCAATGTACGAAGGTTGTTTATCCTTTTGGAAAAATCCATTGCAAAAATGGCAAATTCCTTCTTGTTCGAATTCAACGATGAATTTACACGATCTCGATTCGTGGCAACCGTTGAGCCTTTCTTGAGAGATATTCAAGGGAGAGGTGGAGTTCAAGATTTTGCTGTTGTCTGTGATGGAGGTAACAATCCAGGAGATGTAATAGATCGAAACGAATTTCGTGGAGATATCTATATTAAACCATCTCGTTCAATTAACTTCATACAACTACAATTTGTTGCAGTTAGAAGCGGTGTTGAATTTGAAGAAATTATTGGTGGATAACCATAAATAATAGTATATAAATATATAAAAGATGGGGGAAGACGATGGCTTTCGAAGGAAGTACTTGTAAAAAAGGCTTCCCCATCACATCTTTAATTTTAGTCATCGGAGAAAACAACAATGGCATTTAATATCGATACATTTACGGCAAAATTAGCCAAAGGTGGAGCATTAGGAAGTTTATTTGAATGTGAACTTACTTCTGCTAAAGGCACAGGAAGCACTATTGGAGACTTCAAATTTATGTGTAAAGAGGCCGTACTTCCGGCTTCAACCATAGAGGCGGGAACTGTTACATACATGGGAAGAGCTCTACAAATTCCTGGTAATAGAGCTGCACAACAATTAAACACCACAGTTTATAATGATGAGGACATGGCAATCCGAAATCATATCGAAAACTGGATGGAAATGCTTAATTCTCATAGGACTAATTCTAGAAATACAGGTATGGCCGCTATTGGTAGTTATACAGGATCTTTACAAGTTAAACAACTTTCAAAAGAAGATGTTGGATCAGTTAAAACTTATGAATTTGTTGATGCATGGCCTTCAGCTTGTGCAGAAGTTCCCTTATCGTGGGAAACCAATGAAATTCAAACTTTTGCTGTAACATGGGAATATAATTATTGGAAATCTTTAGATAGTAGCGGGCAAACTGTTGCTGGTGGTTAATAATTATTTGATTTATTATGAAAGAAACATATTTATATGGGAGTGGTGTATTCCACTCCCATTTCACCTATTAGGAAGAATGTATGGCAGTTGAATTATTTGGATTTTCTATAGGACGAGTTGACAAAGACGCAAAGAATAAAGAATCTTTTGCACTCCCAGAGCCTGAAGACGGGGCTGTTGAAATTGGTCCATCAGGAGGAGCATACGGTACGTATGTAGATCTTGAAGGTCATGCCAAAAATGAATTAGACTTAATTAGAAAATATAGGGAAATGGCAACATATCCCGAATGTGACCAAGCAATAGATGATGTTGTTAATGAGGCCGTTGTTACAAATAGGGAAAACTCTCCTGTCAGCATTAGCCTAGAAAAATCAAATCTATCAGATGATATTAAGGAAAAGGTAAAGTACGAATTTAAAGAACTGATTCGTTTGCTCGATTTTCGTAAAGTTGGTTATGAAATGTTCAAAAAGTGGTATGTTGATGGTAGATTGTATTTTCACATTATCATTGATAATAAAAACCCCAAACGTGGTATATTAGAACTACGCTCAATAGATCCCCTAAAAATAAAAAAGATTAGAGAACCAAAGGTTGCTCAAGATGATCACGGCACAACAGTTATAGATACTACTGGATTTCAAGAGTATTATCTATTTAATGAAAGGGGAATTTCTACTGCTCAAGCCGGAGGTATGACAGTTCAAATTGCTGCTGATTCTATATCTTATGCACATTCTGGTATATTAGATCCCGATAGAAAATTAGTTTTAAGTCATCTACACAAAGCAATCAAACCCCTTAATCAATTACGAATGTTAGAAGATGCGGTTGTCATCTATCGTATCTCACGTGCTCCTGAACGTAGAATTTTCTACATTGATGTTGGTAATTTACCTAAGATCAAAGCGGAACAGTATCTACGTGATATCATGAGCAAATATAAGAACAAATTGGTATATGATTCCAATACTGGTGAAGTTAAAGATGAACGTAAGCATATGAGTATGTTAGAGGATTACTGGCTTCCACGAAGAGAAGGTGGTAGAGGTACAGAGATTTCTACGTTACCGGGAGGGGAGAATCTTGGTGAATTGGCTGATGTTGATTACTTCAAAACAAAACTATACAAAGCACTCAATGTTCCCCCTTCAAGGTTAGAACAAGATTCAGGCTTTATACTAGGACGAGCTGAAGAGATTTCAAGAGATGAAGTTAAATTTACTCGTTTCATTGAACGATTGAGAGCTAGATTTAATATTTTGTTCAATGATCTCATAGAGAAACAGTTATTACTTAAAGGAATTGTTTCTTCTGCAGATTGGGGAGTTATAAGGGATAATATAATATACGAGTGGGAATCAGATTCACACTTTGCAGAACTACAACAAGCAACAATGATGAGAGAACGGTTAGGTACGTTAGTAAATGATATGGGATATAGAGATGAAGTTGTTGGTAAATATTTCTCTCAAGAATATATCAATAAGCACGTTCTTAAATTGTCTCAAGAAGAAATTGACAATATGAAAGAACAGATTGCAGCAGAGAAAGAAGAAGCTGCGGCCGCTGAAGGTGGAGGAGAATCAGAAGATCAACAATGGGAATTTGATCCTTCAGCAAACAAGCCAGACTTAAAGGTGATTAGTAACTAAAATTTATAAATAGTATAAATATAACAGAAATAACAGAGGAAATTTATGTCTAATGAAACTACAATTGGTGATATCGTAGCATTTTCTAGATCAGATGATGCTGCAGGAGTAAAGACCGCAATAGGTGATGTACTTCAACAAAAAGTGATGGTATCATTAGAAAGTAAGAAAAAGGATTTCGCAAAAACTTTTTTAACTAAACCAAATACAGACTCGAAAGAGCCGGAAAGTCAAGAGGAAGTAACGGATGGCAGCTGAATCACAAGTATTATTAGACACAGAAAAAAAATATATTGCTAAATTCTTTTCCGATGCATCAGAATCAGATGTTAAGAAAGTGGATTTATCGACACTTGCTTGGGCAAAACATACAATGACCCTATCTGGAGCAGCAAGTCCAAACTTTAAAATTGGTGAAGTATTAACAGTAGGATCAGCCGAAACATTTCTTGTTACTGGTTTTACAGCCGGAGCATCCACAGTAGAAGTTGTAGGATGGGATAATACAAATAAAAAAGCAACCGCAATCGATACAGGATCATCCAATGGAGATGCAATTTCTGGTGGAGTATCCGGAGCTAATACTAGAACGCTAGCAAATAGTGGTAACTTGACGGGCCTAGAGTGGAATGTATTAGTTACTAAAATAATGTGGATTACAAATGGTCTACAAGTTGCAATTGAATGGGACGGATCTACAGCAGAAAAATATATTGCAGAATTAAGTGGTAATGGAAGCTGGTCTATGCCAGGAAATGAATGGCCGGGAATTGGAATAAACGCAACTGGAGATTCTTCTGAAGTTTTGGGAGATATACAATTTTCCACAACTGGACATGCATCTGGTGATTCATATACAATCATAATGGAATTGAAGAAACAAGCACCAGGCTTTGACATCCCAGCATACGAAGAAAATACTTCATTGGGTTATAAAGTTGACTACTTAAAAGGTAATTTCACATGATAGGAGAAATTTAATGAGACTTATATGCGAACAATTAGAAGATGTAGAATTTATATGTGAAGGCGCCGGAAAAGCAAAGAATTATTTCATTGAGGGTGTATTCATGCAAGCCAATGTGAAGAATCGGAATGGTCGAGTATATCCAAAAGCAATACTTCAAAAAGAAGCTAAGAGATACGAACAAAATTATATTTTACAAAACAGAGCGTTTGGAGAACTAGGACATCCAGAAGGGCCGACTGTCAATTTGGAAAGAGTCTCCCACATGATACAAGAACTTAAAGAGGATGGAGACAATTACGTAGGTCGTGCCAAGATTATGGATACTCCTTATGGTAAAATTGTAAAGAACCTTATCGATGAGGGTGCCCGTTTGGGTGTCTCATCCAGAGGAATGGGCTCCTTAAAGCCTGTGGGTAATAATTGTAGTCACGTACAAGATGATTTTTATCTTGCAACGGCTGCAGATATTGTTGCCGATCCTTCTGCACCAGCGGCATTTGTCAATGGTATTATGGAAGGAAAAGAGTGGATATGGGATAATGGTATTCTAGATGAACGCCATATTGCCCGAATCGAAAAAGAAATGAAGATAACTAGTCAAAAACAATTAGATAAAGTTCAACTAAAAGTATTTGATCAGTTTATGTCAAGTTTATAAAATTACTAAATAATACACTAAGTAAATATACTTAAATTATAACAGATTAGGAGATTTAAATGTCTGAAGAAATTTTGACCAAAGAGTCTGAAGAAATGACAGAAGAAGAACTGGCTGAAAAGCGTAGAGCTGCTGCTGAACAAGATTCTTCAGACGAGGAAGAGGATGAAGAAGAAGTTGACGAAAGCAAAACTTCCAAAGCCTCCGTTAAAAAAGAAGAAGATGACGAAGAAGATGAAGAAGAGCCTGAAGTAGCAGAAGGTAAATCTTCCGTTAAAAAAGAAGAAGGTGAAGAGGAAGAAGAGGGGGATGAAGATGAAGAAGAAGTTCCCGCAGAATCTAAAAAAGCAAAAAAAGAATCTGTAATTCCTTCAACTAAAAATCAAATGTTGAAAAACATCTATGATGAAGTTAACAAAATGTTGAAAAGTGATCTTGCTGGTAAATATGAGCAAATCATGGCTTCAACTTCTTTGGAAACTGTTAAAGAAGTCAAAGAAACCCGTACTAAAGCTGCAGTTACAAAGGAAGATATTGGACCGATTAATGTTCAAGATGATATCGAGGCCTTAACAGCAGGTGAAGATGGGCTTTCTGAAGAATTTAAAACAAAGGCCACGACTATTTTCGAAGCTGCAGTTCATGCAAAAGTTGTCGATGAAGTCAATGCCCGTATGGAACAACAAGCAAAAGAACAAGAAGCTGGTTCTAAAGAGTTCCAAAAAGAACTTACAGAAAAAGTTGACGGTTATCTTACTTATGTTGTAGAAGAGTGGATGAAGGAAAATGAATTGGCAATCGAAAGAGGAATTCGTTCCGAATTGGTTGAAGATTTCATGTCTGGAATCAAAACCCTCTTCACAGAACATTACAT